CGCAAAAAATCTTTTAACTCTAATTAACGCACACACCTGTACTTTTCTGAAAGAAAAGCACTATATTTGCATCGTGATTGATAACTAAATGTGTAACATTAACTTTTTAAGATTATGAGCGAAGAAAAAAGAAACGCTTTTGACGAATTTTCGTTTGACGCTATCACCGCTTTGGGCAACCTTATGGCGTGTAGCGAAGTATGTAAGAACCAACGTGCGGTTATGAAAATAAACCGCTTTCGCGCGTGGCTTATGGACTTGCAACCCGAAAAGACAGAGCCGCAGTTACCGTTTGACGGTGAAACAAAAGAAAACAACAACTAATTATTAACGTATTAAACTTATTTTATTATGAAAAGTTTTGCATCTAAATTTAACAAGACAACTTTCGGTATTGACACTACTAACTTTGCCTACATTAAGCTGGCAGATATGTATAACAGCGCAGAGAATGGCGGCAAAGATGTTATCCACCCTATCAATGGAATGTACGTGCATAAATCACAGCTGGGTGACAGTCCCGTGCTGATTGACGAAAAGGCACAAAAGTTGGTTAACCTACCGTCACACATGGCAGAAACAGTAAGAGAGATTTTGCAGGACAGCGAAGCCGTGGACGCTATCAAAGACGGGAAAGTTGGTTACACTATTTATGAGTACGAAAGCCACGGCAAAAAGTGTTATTCTATTTCGTTTGTGGACTTGTAAGCACATTATTTATTATCTTTGTAGGGCTGCACCAAACGGCAGCCCTATTTTATAACTAAATCTATACATCTATGCCAAGGATAGAATATACCGTTAAGATTTTGAACCGTCTTAACAAGACGAAGTTAAGACAGGACGTGATTAAAGCCAAGGAAAGCAGCCCCGAATATAGGGCAGAGATAAGACGTGTTTTTCAAATGGCAAACAGACGCATACAGAACATTGAAAGTGCTGGGCTGATGTCACCAGCGGTGGCGGCATTGAACAAAGGTGACATAACAGGGTACAGCAAGTTTTCAATGAGCGGCAAAACGTGGGAAGAACTCAAACTGGAGTACGGCAGAGCGGTGGCGTTTCTTCGCCAGCCCACCAGCACCGCCACAGGTGTACGGCAGTATAATGCCCACTTGCAACGGGTATACGACTTGACACCCGATGAGTTTAACCTTATGGCACGGGACTTGCAAGGCAAGTTAAGCAGCCTTTCAGATAGTGCATTTGTGGATAGGTATCTGATGCGTTACAAGGACTTCACAGGCGAAATGGAGCAAAGCGCAGCGGATATAAGCACACAGATTGAAAGCGAAGCAGAGAGCATCCGCAGAGCGATAGACGCACAGATACAAAAGGAGGCTGACGAAGTGGTAGAGCTGGCATCCAAGATTGAAGAAAACTTTTTCAATACACCGTTTTTCTAATACTGACAGGATATGACAAAAGCAAGCAAAAATAAAAAGGTGACGTTTTCCCTGCACGGTGGCATCTATAAACCGACCGACATTTGCACCGTGCTGGATATGGCGGTAAATGACAGCAACCTGATAGGCAACAACAAAGGTGAAAAGTTTTATAACGTGCCGTGTTCCTTTGACATTGAAACAACCAGCTTTTACCGTGATTTGGACGGTACGGCATACACCTACGAACAGACGCAGAGCATGACAGATGCGCAGGGCAGGCGTGCCAAACTTGAAAAGGCAGCTATCATGTATGTGTGGCAGTTTGGTGTAAACGGGTATGTGATAATGGGGCGCACGTGGGCAGAGTTTACGCAGATGTGCAGCGACATGGAAAAACATTTGGGGCTGGGCGAGAAAAAACGTATGGTAGTGTTTGTGCATAACCTATCATACGAATTTCAGTTTATGCGAAAGTGGTTTTCATGGCAGCGTGTGTTTTCCATAGACCTACGCAAACCGATTTACGCTATCACGGCAGGCGGCATCGAATTTCGGTGTAGCTATCTGTTAAGCGGTTATTCTTTGGCAAAGCTGGGCGAGCAGCTACGAACGTACAAATGCAGCAAAATGGTGGGGGATTTGGACTACACCAAGATGCGGCACGCAGGCACACCGTTGACGGAAGCGGAAACAGGCTACTGTGTGAATGATGTCAAAGTGGTTATGTGCTATATACAAGAACGTATCGAAGAAAACAAAGGCATCACACATTTGCCTATCACCAAGACGGGATTTGTGCGAAAGTATTGCCGTGGGCATTGCCTACGCACAAAGAATGAGGCAGGCAAAAGCGTGCAAAATTGGGGATATGTCAATTTAATGCAGGACTTGACAATTTCGGGTATGGCAGAGTTTGACGCTTTACAGCGTGCCTTTGCTGGAGGCTTCACGCACGCCAACGCTGAATATACCGACAGCATCGTGAATGACGTTGACAGTTACGACTTCACCAGCAGTTACCCCTACGTCATGGTGTCTGAAAAATACCCGATGTCACACAGCGTCAAAATAGAGGTGAAAAGCAAAGCGCAGTTTGAGTTTTTGTTATCGAAGTATTGTTGTGTGTTTGACGTGGAATTTTACGATATTTTCGCCACGCAGACGCAGGACAACCCGATAAGCGTATCAAAGTGCTGGATTAAAGAAAATGCGTGCGAAAACAACGGCAGGATAGTGGGAGCGTCACGCATAGCGTTGACAATAACCGATGTGGATTTTTCGGTTTTCAAAGCGTTTTATCAATGGGCAAAGATGCGTGTAGGCACAATGTACGTGTATAGGAAAGATTATTTGCCCACGGATTTTGTAAAGTCTATCCTGCACCTGTACGAAGCCAAGACGAAGCTAAAAGGTGTAGAGGGTAAAGAGGTGGAATATCTTAACTCAAAAGAGATGCTGAACAGTTGTTACGGCATGAGCGTGACAAACCCGTTAAGGGAAGAGTTTACGTACAATGGCGAGTGGGACATAAACACGTTGACAGCAGAACAGAAAAACGAACTTTTGGAAAAATACAACACCAGCAAAAACCGTTTCCTGTTTTATCCGTGGGGCATCTTTGTCACGGCATACGCACGCAGGAACTTGTTTACAGGCATACATGAGGCAAAAGGTGACTACGTGTACAGCGACACAGACAGCATCAAACTACGAAACGGAGATGCGCACAGGGACTATTTCAGACGCTATAATGATATGGCGGTTGAAAAGCTACGTGCAGCCTGCAAATATCACGGCTTGCCGTTTTCACTATGCGAGCCGACCACTATCAAAGGCATCACAAAAACGCTGGGCGTGTGGGATTATGAGGGCAGATATGAGCGTTTCAAAACGCTGGGGGCTAAACGGTATATGGTGCAGGAACATGATGCGTTGAAAGCGGCTGGGCAGTCCTATAATTACAGTCTGACGGTGTCGGGTGTCAACAAGAAACACGCTATACCGTATCTGTACGGGAAATATGGCGATAGCGGTATATTTGACGCTTTCACCAACTACCTACAAATACCGCCACAGGCAACAGGAAAGAACATACACACATATATCGACTACGAGATAACAGGCACACTTACGGACTACACAGGCACGGCAGGACAGTACAATGAGCGTACAGGCGTGCATCTTGAGCCGACAGGGTACAGCCTAAGTTTGTCTGTTATGTATCTTAACTATTTACGTGGAATTAAATTTAAGGATTAAACAATATGGCAACAAGAAAGAAAACAGAGCAGCCCCGATATTACAGCCTAAACAGCATATTGGGAAAGAACGCAGATTACAACATCATTTTCGGCGAGCGCAGCAACGGCAAAACGTATGCTGCACTTGCCTACGGTATTGAAAACTATGTCACCACGGGCAAACAAATGGCATACATAAGGCGGTGGCGAGAGGATTTGAGAGGAAAGCGAGCCGACAGCCTGTTTGCAAACCACACGGCTAACGGCTTTATCGAAAAGGTGACAGGTGGAAAGTACAATGAGGTTTTCTATATGGCAAACAAGTGGTATTTATCTTACTTCGATGCTGAAAAGGGAAAGCGGACACCCGACACCGTGCCGTTTTGTTACGGCTTTTGTTTGAGCGAGCAGGAACACGAAAAAAGCAGCAGTTACCCCAACGTCACCAGCATCGTGTTTGATGAGTTTTTGACACGCAGGTATTATTTGCCCGATGAGTTTATGTTATTTATGAACCTACTTTCCACTATCATACGCCAGCGCAATGATGTCAAGGTTTTCATGCTGGGGAACACGGTAAATAAGTTTTGTCCGTACTTCACCGAAATGGGGCTGAAACAGGTGGCAGTCATGGAACAGGGTAGTATAGACATATACAAGTTTGGTGAACACGGGGCAACGGTGGCGGTGGAGTATTGCAGCAGCACGGCACAGCATAAGGAAAGCAACAAGTATTTTTGTTTCGATAACCAAAACCTGCAAATGATAACAGGTGGCAAGTGGGAACTTGCCGTTTATCCGCATTTGCCTTGCAAGTACACACCGAAAGATGTGCTTTTCGTGTATTACATCAAATTTAATGACACGATATTACAGGGAAACATCGTGCAGGTGGGTAGTGAATGTTTCACCTACATACACATGAAAACAACCCCTATCAAGGACGAAGAAAACAGCCTTATTTATTCTTTGGAAATGAACGGCAAACCTAACTACAAACGCAAACTGTTAAGCACCGCCACGTATGTGGAGCAACAAGTGGCACGTTTCTTCGCCATAGACAAAGTTTTCTACCAAGATAATGAGGTGGGCGAGATAGTACGGAATTATCTTATTACGAGCGCAAAAAACAACATCGTACCTACCCGATAAAATAAGACGTGCAGTTATGGCAAAAACCGTGCCACGCTGCACGCTTTTTATAAAAAATGCACTATCTTTGCAGTAGTAATAACTTTAATTTATTTTATTATGGATACAGGACAGATTATTGATTTGGTGTCAAGTTTAGGTTTTCCGATAGTCATGTGCGCAGCCTTGTTTTATTACATGGTGAACCAGCGTAAAGCGCACAGCGCAGAACTTGACAACCTACGTACCACGCTGGAAGAAAACACAAAGGTTTTGACCGAACTTTCAACCCTTATTAAACTGATTGCAAATGAAAAGGAAAGATAACATCTACAAACTGTACCAAGCGCAGATAAAAGACAAAGACACAGCGGTAACGTCTTTTATTGCACGTGCTTTGGCACAGACACAGAGTATGTTTGTGTGGGCAGGTTTACCCGACAGCATACCAGCAAAGGAGCTGGAGCGTATGTTACAAACAGGTGGGGACGTGTTTGTAACAGAGGTGGAAAACACCCTGTACGCTTTGCAGGGCGGCAAAGGTGGCGAGGTGGACGCATACGGCAGACCGACTTTATACATGGTGGCGAACCCCGCTTTGAAGCTAAACAAGACGTACACCATACAGACAGACGGTGTATTGATAGACAATGACCCGAACGGGGACAGCCTTTTGCCGTTGCTGGGCAAATATGCAGTCCTGTACACGGACGGGCTTATTTCGCTGAACACAGCCAGCGTTTTGACACGTATCACGATGCTGATAAGTGCATCTGATGACAAAACCCGACAGAGCGCAGAAGAATTTTTGCGAAAGATAATAGACGGTGATTTTTCTATCATAGGCGAAAACGCTTTTTTCAAAGGTGTGCAGATGCAAACAGCCCCGACCACGAACAGCGTGTATATTACACAGCTGATAGAACTTGTGCAGTATTATCGTGCGAGTATGTACAACGATTTAGGGCTGAACGCAAATTATAACATGAAACGTGAACGGCTAAATCTGGGCGAGGTGTCTATGAATGTGGACGTACTTTTGCCCTACGTGGACGGTATGTTACGGGAGCGCACAGAGGCGGCACAGCGTATCAATGAAAAGTACGGTACGGAGATAACCGTGAAGCTGGGCAGCAGCTGGGCTTTGGAGCGTGAAAATTACATGGCGTTAAGCCGTGACCTATCACAGCAGATTGAAGCACCAGCGGACACGCCAGCGCAGGAAACAACCGAAACAACCGAAACGGACGGAAACGAACCCGAAACAACCGAAACGGAAGAAACGGACGGAAACAAAACTGAAACAGACGAAAACAGGGAGGGCACAGACAATGACGTATAAAGAACTTTTTGGAACGGCAGGCAGCGGCATCTTTGCCAGCATCTTTTTTGCGGACTATCCTACGCAGTACGCTGCAATTTTCGGTGATACGCCAGCCGAAAAGCTGGACTTGTATGCGCTTATGAACTTCGGGCAACGCACGGTGATTGACGCAGTAACGGCAGACACGGCACACGATATTGTTTCTTCGGTGATAGCGGTGAACGTGCAGGGCTGGGAAAAACAGGCGGCAGCTATGTTGGCAGAGTATGACGTGACGAACCCGACAGGCGAAACGATAACACGTACCGAAAGCACCACGGAAACGGAAACAGGCAACGGCACGGACACAGCATCAAACGTGCCTTTTAATGACACCGACTTTACAGACGTTGACAAACAGACGCAGCAGGAAACAAAGAACGGCACACGGGAAACAGAAACAACCGAAAAGCGTACAGGTATAGGCGCAGGAAAAAATTTTTCTGATGCTATTGCAAAAGAAATGGCGTTAAGGCGTGATAATTGGAGAAAAAACATTATCTTTGCCGTTGTGAATGAGATTACACTAAGCATTTATGTATAAACTTTTAATTTTATAAAATTATGGAAGTAAAGCAGATTTATTCTTTGATTAACAGCGTTTCGGGTGAAGTGCTGGGCAAAACTGACATCGTGGCAGAGGATTTGACGGGCATCGTGGATTTAGGCACGGAAGTGTTTAACCAAGGCGCAGTAGATAACTACGTGAAGTCACTTGTTAACCACATTGGCAAGGTGATTTTCGTAAACAGACCGTATGCCGGCAAAGTTCCGTCTGTGCTGATGGACGCGTGGGAGTTCGGCAGCGTGCTGGAGAAAATTTCGGCAGACGTACCAGCGGCAGAAGAAAATGAAAGCTGGGATTTGACAGACGGACAAAGCTACGACCAGAACGTGTTTCACAAACCGACCGTCACCGCCAAATTTTTCAACTCAAAGGTCACGTTTGAAGTGCCCGTATCTATTACAGAACGGCAGGTGAAAGAAAGTTTTTCAAGTGCTGCACAGCTGAACGGCTTTATATCTATGATTTACGCAGCGGTTGAGAAGTCTATGACTATCAAAACAGACGCTTTGGTGATGCGGACTATCAATAACATGATAGCGGAAACGATTTTGGCTGATGCGCAGGCGTTTGGGGCAACGGCAGCAGGTGACATGGCAGGCGCAAACCTTGCAAACGGAAGCACGACACGATGTGTGAACCTGTTAAAACTTTACAATGACAAGTTTTTCCCCGCTACGCAGGGTGGTAGTGGTACATCGACACCGAACCCCGACGCATTGACAGCTGAAAAGGCTATCACCGACCCCGACTTCATACGCTTTGCATCTTTCGTCATGGGTACGTATGCAGACCGTATGCAGAGTATATCCACCCTGTTTAATGTGGGCAAAAAGGAACGCTTCACGCCGAAAGATATGCTGCACGTGGTTTTATTGTCTGACTTCGCAAAGGCAGCGCAGACGTACCTGTACAGCGACACTTTCAACCGTGGGGACGTGCTTTTGCCACAGGCAGAAACAGTACCGTTTTGGCAGGGTAGCGGCACAGCCTACGACTTCGCCAGCACAGGCAAAATCAATGTCAAGGAAAGCAAAGGAGGCAAAGCCGTTACCGTTACGGGTGTGCTGGGTGTGATGTTTGACCGTGACGCTTTAGGCGTTTGCAATCTTGACAGACGTGTGACTACAAACTACAATGCGAAAGCAGAGTTTTTCAACAACTATTACAAGTTTGATGCTGGGTATTTTAACGATACCAACGAAAACTTTGTAGTATTCTTTGCAGCCTAAATAGGTATTTGTTTTTTAAGGTGGGCGGTGTGGTGCAGGTGAAAGCGCATTGCACCGCTTTTTAATTTACAGAGATATGGTAACGATAAACTTTTATTCATACAACGGACACCCCGACACTATAAACAAAGTGCTGGACAGTCCTACACAGGTGGACGGTACGTTACGGCAGGACTTCGATATATTGCACCCTGTTTTGACGTTGAAACATTCACCTTTGCCAGCTTTCAATTATTGTTATGTGCCTGCATTGAACAGGTATTATTTCGTTGACCGTGTGGAATACGTGGGAAACAACACCTACGAACTTTCGTTGACGGTTGACGTGCTGAAAACGTATGAAAGCGAGATTTTGGAAGCCACGGCAACCGTGCAGGAAAGCGACACACCTTTGCCCTACATATCCACACGCAGAAACGTGTACGACAGGCAACCAAACATCGAAAAGGTGGCTTTCCCGAACACAGGGTTATTTAATGAGAATGGCAGCATCGTAATGGTAACTATAAAAGGACGTACAAATGGCTGAACTGAACGTAATAAACAACATACCCCAAACCACGTACAGGGTTGAGGGTGACGATTTTAGCGGTTATCGGATTTACGTTACACCGCTGAACGGGGCAAAGATAGTAATATCACCTGCACCGACCTACACATATTCAGAGTATGGCGAAATGAACACATACGACTTTGACAACCTATCGGAAGACGAAGTTTCAAACGTGTGGGAGTTTTTGCCCGACCCACCCTATGCACCCGTAACTTTGAACGGGCAGACCACGGGCGGCATACCGCAACCGACCGTTAACGTGACGAACAACATAGCGGACACCACAGAGGCGCACACCTTTGACGGTCAGACGTGTGTCATAAACATTACAGGCGAGTACAGAGGTTATTCGTATTTTGACGCTAAAGCATCGTACACAGGCGCAGACGGAAGCACCCCGAAAGAAAAGCCGTTGACGGTTAACGGTGATAATGCCAGCGTGACGATAACGGACGCAGATTTTGACGCTGGAATAACCATAACAGGCGAGTACGTGCAGGCGATAGAGATAGAAAACACGTTGACAAACTGCACCGTGTCGGGCTTGCAACCCAAGTACAAACCAAGCGACACCCTGCAAATAACTATCACGGCAAACAAAGGGTGCAGCTTCAGTAAGACGGAAAACAGCCCCAAACTTCACGTGATAGCGTTTTTGGGTGAACAGGACATACCGTTTACGTTTGAGGACGGGGCAACCACCGCCACGCTGGAGCAGGCATTACAGCCGCTTGCAAATGAGGGCTACGAAACATATACTTTGACAGGTGGAGCGGTGGAAAGCACACCGATAGCGCAAAGCTATGGAGCGATAAACGTGTATGTAGTGACAACCGATGCGCTGGACGCTTTCGCAAATGACCGCTTTGCTAAAACAGAGGACAGAGGTAACTACGTGAACCGTCTGAAACGTATCTTTGCCAACGTGCCGACCGCTGGGCAGACAACCATACAGCTGGGCAACGAACAGACCACCATACAAGCGCAGTCACCAGCACAGACACGGTTAACGCTGGACTTCGGGGACGTGGAGATACCAGCACCCAACGGAGATGCAACCGACTACGAAAGCGAAGTGCAGTTATTCATACCGTTTCACGGCTTTGTCAGCATACCAGCCGACTACGCAGGACAGGAAGTTAACTTGACGTGCGTGCTGGATATTGTCACGGGCGAGGGTGTCGCTTTGCTTACGGCAGGTGGCGTTACCTTTGCAGCCTACGACATAGAACCGTCACAGGACGTACTTTATAGGACGGTGGCGCAGCAGGTGAACACGATAGGCGGTGACAGCTGGAGTAACAAAGTGCTTTACGGTTTAGAGCCTTATTTGTCGGTGAAGTGGTACGCCAGCAAACAGGCAGGCAGAGGCGCAACATTTTTGAGGGCAAAAATAGGCGATTTAAGCGGCTTTAATGTGCTGGACGATATAACTATCATTTCGGCAGAAGATATGTTGGCAGAGGAACAAAAAAGCATATACACGGCTTTGCAGAACGGTGTATATGTGGAGTAAAAGAAAATGCGGCAGCCCTAAACAGGGAAGCCGCATTTTTCAATCAAAAGCAAGCAAGTATTAAAACGGTGGGATAGGGTATTTGTCACACCACGCATTAAAGTCAGCATCTAAGTGCTTTGACGAAACGAAGTTTTCAAAACGCTGCACCTGCAATTTAAGGAAAGCAACGTCACCAGCCAAGCCGTTTTCTTTCATGTTGTGCGTTTCTTCGATAGTTTTAGACACGCTTAATGCCGTGCCTAAACTTTCGGAAATGCTTTGCAGGTTATTAGAAAACTTACTTTCGCCAGCCAAAAAGTCAACGTGTGAACGTGTCTGCACCAGCAGCGTTTCAAATGCTTTGTACAAATTTACTTTTTCGTTTTTCATATTCTTTGCAGTTTTATAGGTTATTGTTTTTTCGGGAACTTGATGTTACCACCGTGATAAATATACGTGGTGTCAACGGTTATTACGGTGGCTTTGCCGCTACTGAGTGTTTCATGGTGTACGCTGCACGACTGAAAGATACCAGCCATAAACATGAGCGCAAACCACACTACAAAGATAGCGACAACCATAGCGAACTCTTTTAGAGCCTGCACGGGATTTTCTTTGATGTACTTGACAAAATCTTTCATACTTGTAAAAATTTATTGTTAAACTTATGCCTGTTTGATGCCTATCAATGCGCAGTCAAACGGACGATATTTGCAAGCCTTTTTGTAAACTTGTGGAAACGTACCTGTAAAAACAAGTGTGGTTTTTTCACCGCTGATGTGTTCATAAACACAGATGTAAGTGTAAACTTTATTTTTCATATCTTATATATTTTAATCACGATGCAAATATAGTGCTTTTCTTTCAGAAAAGTACAGGTGTGTGCGTTAATTAGAGTTAAAAGATTTTTTGCG